GAGGCAGCCAACAAGCAGGCGTTCGCGAGAGACCTTCATACGGTTCATCCCGAAATCAAATGCACCGGCCAAAGAACGACCATGGCCGGTAAGCGAGTGCGGGTCTACAACGGAATCCGGGTGGTCAGTTGAGGGTCCAAAATGCGCGTGCAGTACGCGTGCAGCTCTGCGTGCAGGAGCCAGTGTGATCACAATAACTACAAATCGTACCCAGTGTTTTGAGTCACATCTGCACGCGGTGCGCGTGCAGACTGCACGCGATGGAATCATATTCAATCATAGTCAACTGCATGTAATTAAAGAACTGCACGCATCTGCACGCGTGCATCTATCATCCAGCCAGGAATTCAGAAAAGTACCCCTAAAGAAAGATAGGGCATGGATAGACGGATTCGCGTGCAGATGCGTGCAGCAAGTAGGACTGAACGTGAATCAGAAAATCAGGATTACCACGCGATGACCTACACCGGCCGCTACCCGCGTCTCACCGCTGCGGACCGCCAATCCCGCAAACGAGCCCCACGATCGCATTACGTGCTCCGTGCGCTCGTTGCAGCCGAACGCGAGGCGTCTGACCCCGCCATCGCAGCGCTTCGCCTGGAGCGTCCTAGGACGCGTGGCGCATGCGGGGCAGAACGCCCCTGCCCATGGGTCTCGTGTAGGCACCATCTCTACCTGGACGTCAACCCAGAGTCCGGGACCATCAAGCTCAACACCACCGGTGAGGTCTGGGACATGGCCGAGACCTGCTCGCTGGACGTGGCGGATCGCGGCGGGGCGATACTCGAGGACGTGGGGCGGCTCCTGAACCTGACGCGCGAGCGTGTGCGGCAAATCGAGGCCAGGGCGCTGCGGAAGCTGAAACCGAGGGTGCCGTGAGCTGCATCTACGGCTCGATCCCCTACTTCGAGTGCTTGGTCCGCGCCGAGTACACCCGCAACCGCAAGGACCGGCATGGAGAGTATTACCCGGCGATTGCGCACGCGGTTCGCTGTGTCCGCGGGCACTCGCTGTGGTTTCAGTGCATCTTCACCGAGCGACACGCTGGGGCTGCTTTCCTGCTGCCGATCGAGGCGCTCGTCACCAAGCCATGCCCCGCGGCTCCTACCGCGGAAGTGCAGCCGTGGGATGTCTTCTCGTCGGAGTTCGGCATTTCGCAAGATGCATTTACGCACCGCGGCGCGGTTGACGTGCTGCCTGACCGCGCGCGTGCCGAGTACCGGTTCACGATTGACTTCGCAGGCTCGGATCTCGCCGAGCACCCCGAGCAGCACAAGGCGTTGCACGTCGTTCTCCGCAGCGACGGCATCATCGGCGCGTACCCGAACAACCGGCTGCTGTGGCATGACCCAGCATTTTGGACCACGACGACCGAGCGGCCTGATTTCGAGTCACTGTCTGGGGAGTTCAGATCCGAACGATAACGCTGACTTACTGGCACTGTGACAAGCTGTCACACCTACCTGCACAAATAAATACGTACCAACGGTTGGTAATTTGGTAGTTTGGTAGCGTGGTACGGCGCAAGACACCGCATCGAAAAGTGGGCCGACCGATCGGCATGAGGTCGAATCGGTCTGACATGGAGCTGTTTGGCACCTTACATCGCACCCAGGCGATGTTCTGGCGTCGCAGGCAGCTCGAGCTCAAGCGAAAGGTCGCGAAGCTCAAGCCCACCGAGTCGATTCCCGAAGAGTGGCTCAAGGAGCTCGTCGCGATCGACAACTTCCTGGCGAAGATCTCGACGGCCATGGTCGGTGTTGCCAAGGCGCACGCGGAGCAGCTATCGACGCTGCCGACCGATCAACTCGAGGCGCAGATGCGGAAGGAACTGGCGCTGTCTGCGCAGTCATGGACCGCAGAGCAATGGGCGATCGTCGACCAAGCGAGGAAGAGGGCAGCATGAAAGTATATCTGCAACGCGATGGGAGGATGATGACAGCTGACGTTACCGACGACGCAGTTTGCATGGAACTCGGTTGGTCTGGGTACCATCGAGAGTTGCCACCAATCGTCGCGATTGACTTCGAACAGAAGGTGTATCGTCGTCGATTGGGCGGTGATGAGCCATTCCCGACCCGCTGGTATCGTACCGACGATCTCTCGTGGGCGTCAGCATGAAGTGGCACGAGCACGACAAGGTTCGCCCGTTGGTCTTCTCGAAGACGGTCAACGTGACCGGTGTCGGCGTCGTCGAGCAGCGCAAGGGCTACACAGTGCGGAGCCGCGGCGCGACCGACGGGATGATCGAGCACGACTACGAGTGTCCGGTGCACGGACGGTTCACGGTGAAGGTGCCGCGGGCGAGTGTGCCGGACTGGGTGAGGTGCATGCGAGAGATCCACAGCGAATGGAACGAACAAGACTTCGGTACCTGCCGACATCGCTCGCTCTGGTGCCCTCCCATCGTCGGCATCGGTTGGGCAGCGGGTGAGGTGACGGGGTGACCCGCGGCGCTCACACCGCTGACTGCGCGCTGGTGCAGTACGCCGATGTCGATCCAACGACGCTGAAGCAGCCGCTGATGTGCGACTGCGACGGCGAACCGGAGAACGAGCAGCCCCAACCGCAGCAGATCGGTCCGACGGCAACGCTCACCGGGCCAGCAGCTCGTGCTCTCCTGCTCTACCGCAAGGCGGAACGCGAGTTCGTCGCGGCGAAGGCGCGGCGGGACCAGGCGCTGGCAGCGTTCACGGAGGCGGTGATCGAGTGATCGAGACAGTCAAGAATGGGTGCACCGATTTTCTGGTCTCGTTGTGCGAGGCGGTAGTCGTTCGTGCGCTATGGGGACCGGGTCTGACAGCAGATTTGAGAATCGAAAGAGTGTGGGCGACATCCAACGGAGCGGTTCATCTGGATTGGAGTCGCGTGTGACCAACGCCTCCCACGCCACCGCGACTCAGCTCTCCGGCGCGCCCCAGCTCGTCATCGATCGCGCCTCGCCAGAGGATTACAACTACGTCCTCGACTCGTGGTTGCAGTGCTACCAGCAGTCCGCTCGGTGGCGCAAGGTTCCGTTCGAACTCTATCGGCCGCACGTCCGGCCTCAGCTCACCGCGATCCTGGCCGATCCGGAGACGCAGGTGATTACGGCGTATCTCGGCGCTGCTGTCGTCGGCTGGCTCGCGTTCGCGCAGCGTCGCTCCGTTGACATCGTGCACTGGGTCCACACGCGATATCGCATCGGCCAGGATGGGCCGGAGCTGCGCAAGCACGGCATCATGCGAGCGCTGTTCGCAGCGGCGCCACTCCGCGATCGGATCGCGTATACGCACCGCGGACCGTTGCCGAAGCAGGCGCCACGGATTGCGGCCGACGTCTGGATCGCGGCGTGGCTCATGCGGCGAGGGATGAGATCGGTTTCGTTTGCGAAGAAAGAAGAGTGGAAATGAACGAAGGTACCGTGTTCGTGATCGTTGACAGCCGCAACTTTCCATGGGCGGTGTGCAGGACAATGCTTGCCGCGGAGCGCGAATGCGGCCGACTCGCCGGGAAGTTCGCCACTGAGAACTGCGACAAGCCGCTGCGAATCATCCCGGGCGTTCCTGAGGTTGCCCCATGAGACTCATTGCCATCCAACTCCCATCACTCCCCGCGGGTCTCGGCTCGCCGGGCAATGTCCGTGTCGACGACCCGCCGCACGTCCTGCGCGGCTGGAAAGTGCGCGTTCGCGGCCCAGCGGTGTTCCTCGTCTCGCCGGCCGGATGGAAGAAGCCTGGCGACGTGCTCGTCACGCTAGACGCCAAGGGGCCGCGCCGCGTGTTCGAGGTTGCGCGGGGCGAGTGCTGCCTGCAGTGGGAGGGCGACGGCGAGGTCGATGGACTCACGAAGTACGATTCGGAGCCGATGGACCGGCCCAAGGTGGTGGCGATCGATGATGCGGAACTCGAGGCGATGACGGCGCCGAAGGCGAAGGTGAGGTGACATCTGGGCTGACCCAATCCGGCCTAGCGATCCTCCGCGAGCTCGCCAAGCGGCGGCCGGCGGAGGTCGAGGCTGATCGCGAGGCACCGATCGCGATGGCCGCGAAGCTTCGTGAGTTCTACTACCCGAAGCAGCGCGCGATGTTCGCGCCGCAGACGATCTCGGACGTCTTCGCGAAGTGGCGCGCGACGACGAAGAACCGTCGGTCTGGTGCGACAGCTGGGGGTGTCCGCGAGCTGCTTGCGCGAGGCATCGAGCAGCCGGGATTCCGCGCGACCTACGCCACGACGACCCGCGGCGAGGCGCACGATCGTGCGTGGAAGAACGACACGAAGTCCGGCCTCGTTGACGTGATCAAGCGGTACGGCACGCCGGTGGAGCACCCGTCGCTCGAGTGCTACGAGCTGGGTGGGGTCACGATCGACATTCGAGAGGGCGATCTCGAGCTGGTGTTCTCGAATGGCTCCCACGTCGAGCTGTACGGCGCCGACAACGTGCGTCGACACCGGGCGAAGCGCGGCAACGCCAAGCACGTGTTCTGGATCGACGAGGCGCAGGACTTTCCGTTCCTCGAAGAGTTCTTCGATGGCGTTGTGCTCGCGATGCAGGACTTCGACGTCGAGGTCTGGCTCACCGGAACGCCCGGTAAGGACTGCGTCGGGATGTTTTGGGACGTCACGAAGGACGAGGACGACGGCGAGACGCGTGCACCAGGATGGGAGGTGCACACGATCTCGAGCACCGACAACCCGTTCTTTGGTCGCGTCGTTGAGACCGCGGCTGGGTACTTCGTCGAGGACAACACGAAGAAGCGCACTGGCCCCTACGACGACGCTGCCGCGGCTGAAGCAGCTGCGATCGAGATTCGGTGGGATCGCACTGCGGGTGCCGCGATGCGTAAGAAGGGTTGGAAGGGCGACGAGCCGGACTTCGTGCGCGAGCAGCTCGGCCGCTGGGTGCGGATCGACGCTCGCTACGTGTACCCAGTGCACGCTGTCCCGAAGCACACGCTGATCTACGCGCCGCAGCGCCTCGCGCCGAATCCGTTCGTCGGGACGCATCCGAGGTTCGAGGGCCATCCACCTTGGTACGACCACGCCGCAGCGGTGCGCGACCTGCCGCGTGCCCGACGAGGCTTCCCGCAGCACCAGTGGCTGTTCGGCCTGTGGCTCGACTTCGGGTACCACCCAGATCCGTTCGCGATCGTCATCGGCGCGACGACACCTGACCTGCCCGACATCTTCGAGATGTTCTCGTGGAAGTGCACCCGCGTGCACACCGACGATCAGGGGCAGTACATCAAGCTCGCGTGGGACACCATCGACTCGATCGTGTCGTTCGTCGGCGATCCCGCCGGCAAGCAGGACGACTTCGAGGTCTGGCGCGATCGCATGAACCTGCCGATCGAGGAAGCCAACAAGAAGGGCAAAAACACACTCGAGGAGTTCTTGGCCGACGACATCCGGCGCGGCCGGTACCACCTGCGAGAGGGCTCGCCGCTGCACACCGAGATGAAGCACCTGGTATACTTGCCAGGGAAGCCCGGCAAGCCGCGCGAGGTGCACAAGCACCGCAAAGTGAACGGCGTGGTGCACGGCGATCACTGTTGCGACGCGGCCAGGTATGGATATGCCGACCTGACGCACTACCTCGCGAAGATCCCCAAGGACAAGCCAGCACCAGGGACTCGCGAGGCGTATCAGGCAGAGGCAGACCGCGAAGAGAAACGCATCGATGACCGTGAGCGGCTCAGGGCTCAGGCGCTGGCCGAGGGAGACGAGGCGATGATGGAATACGGAGCGTACGAATGGGCGTAGGTGAAGGCTATTGGCAGGCGCTCGACGAGTACACAGAGGCACTCAAGAGCATGTGCCGTGAGCGCCGCGTGTACTCGACCACTGAGCCGACCTACACACTCAGTACGTCAGCTGGACCAGTCAAGATTCCGAGGCGGATCCTCGATGCCGAGGAGCGTTGGGCTCGAGCGAAGACTGCGCTGCGCGATGCTGGCCGGCTGCTTGTTCACGACCCTGGCGACGAGGATCCGCAGCGATGATTGCCTCTGCCTGGCGCTCCGCGCTCTCCGGTCTCGACATCCGTCACCCCAACGGTCGGTCGCGCTGCGTTCTGCGCGTCAACGACGGGGACCCGCCGCTGCTCTACATCGGCCTCGACGAAACCGTTTGCACCCAGGATTCGAGCAGGACGATGCGCGACTTCGCGATCAGCAACGTCAAGCTGACCTACTGGCCCGGCGAGCAGCTCGCGCGCGCGTGGTTCGCCGCGGCGTGGGCCGGCTACCTGCAGCACGAGGCGCTTGAGCTCGTGTCGTTCAGGGGCCGACCGGTGCTCAACCCGCACGACGAGCCATACATCAGCTGTCCGCAGAACCGCGGGCTGCGCGACGGTTTCCCGACCGAACTGACCCCTTCGACGCTGGCCAAGACGCTGGCGCTCGTGATGCCGTGGGATGACGCCGCGGCGATGGTGGCACTGACATGAGGACACTCGAGGAGATCGACTGCCTGGAGCGCGATGAGCGAACCCCAGAGGAGCAACGGCGCCTATTGGCTTCATGCACGCGCGATGGCTGCCTGCCGCAGCTCGCGTTGCATTCCAATGGATGCCCACTCGCGCCACACAATCGACCAAGGAACCGTCGATGAGCTTCGCCCCTCCTCCCCCGACCAACACCGACGATGGGGCCGACCTCGCCGTGCCTGATCCGCAGTCCGACGTCGGCCGGCTTATCTACCTGCTCGAGTGGGCTCGCATCCGAGGATTCCGTATCGGCCCGACGGTCCGGGTCGGTGCGCTCATCCTGCAGGTGGTCGACCTCAGGCAGGACGAGTCGCCACGTGGTCACGAAGCGCCGATAGATCCGGGGCCGTGGGCCGCGGCGGGGTACACTGGGGACGAATGAGTTGCATTCCTCCAACGTAACTGTTAGCCTCCATACGACCGAGATCGCCTGCAGGCAATAGGGCGAGCGTTACCGCTCCCATGCCTGCTCCAAGCCGATACCGCGATGCAAGCGTCCAGCGCGACGAGCACTGGTATCGCCTGCCCGTCGGCGCGCCGGTGCATCGCAGCGTCGTCCCGTACGGCCAGGCGTTACTGCAGGTCGAGTCGTCCTTCCACGCCAAGAACCTCGCGCGCGAGCGCATCTACCGTGGCGTCGATCTACAGAACCAGAAGATGGCGCTGCAGATGCTCGAGCGCGGTGGCATGGGCATCGCGCGGCTCAATGCGACCAAAGCGATCTGCGACACGTTCTCATCGAGGCTGTCCAAGGATCGCCCGATGCCCGGCGTGGTCCCCGACGGCGACTGGTACACGAAGCAAAAGGCTGCGAAGTACCGCGAATTCATCGTCGGCCAGATGATCGATACGGAGTTCGACGACCTGTCCCGTCGAGCTCTCAACGACGGCACGAAGCTCGGCTCCGGGTTTACGCGTATCGACGATAACGACGACGCGGTGTTCGCCGAGCGGATCCCGGTCAACGACTTGTTGTTCGACCGGCGCGAGTGTAAGTACGGCAAGCCGCAGCAAGCGATCCGGATCACCCGCGTGTCGCGCGACTGCTTGACCGAGCTGTTCCCCGAGGCCAAGGCTGCGATCGAGCGCGCGCCCGCGTCGGTGCGACGCAAGGATGACTCGGACGTCGACGGCGACGGCCCCAAGGCGGGCGACCTCGACGACTACGTCGACACGTGGGAAGCGTGGCACCTTCCGACGCTCAAGGACTCGCACAACGGTCGCCACGCGCTGTGCATCGACTCGGACGACGAGAAGGCCGGCACGCTAGTCAGCGAGGAGTGGCACGAGCCCAGGTTCCCGTGGGCGCAGTTCCAGCTGTTCGATCCGGACTGGGGCATCTACCCCGAGGGCTTCGTCGACCAGCTGATCTTCCTGCAGCACCGCGTGAACATGATCGTGCGCGATATCCAGCTGAACCTCGCGGCGACCGGCCGCGGGTTCTTCATGGTCAACGAGGCGAACGACATCCCCGTCGAGCTGATGACCGGGATGCAGCCGTTCAAGCTCAAATACAAGGGCGCGACGCCGCCGACGTGGACCGCACCATCGCCGTACAACGTCGCGCAGATGTCGGCGTGCGACAAGTTCATCGGCTGGATGTACGACCTGACCGGAGTGTCGCGTGCGAACGCGGAGTCTAAGTCGTCGCTCGGCGCTGGCGCCTCAGGCGTCGCCCTCGACACGCAGTACGACATCGACAGCGACCGGTTCCGCA